TAAGTAGAAGGTAAATCCCTTTTTTTATTTTTATTTTTTATTTTTTTTAATTAATATTTAATATTAAAAATATCTAAAAATATACAAGTTTAAATATTAGAATATGATTGAGTTTCTCTCTACTGATGAATTTTCAATATACAAAAATGAAAAGGATAACACAGAATTTACTATAGAGTTTACAACAAGTAGTGAATCATTAATTAACTCAATGATTAAAACAAAACAAATAATAGGATCATCTATAAGTGATGATTATAAGTCATTAACATTTAGAGCTTCCTCAATTAAATCTCTTAAAAAATATATCTCTAAGAGAGAAAATATAACATACGACAATGCTTTGAAATTAATTTGGAGTTTAACAAAACAATTACATTATTTAATTACTATAGAACATGAATGTTTTTATGAATTTATTATTGAAAATATAATCGTAATTGATGATGATAAATTTATATACATATCAAACGAAGAGTTACTAAAATTATCAAAATCAAATAAAATTCAATTTACAAAACCTTTTAATCGTGAAGGTTTTATTTCTCCAGAAGTTTTAAAAATAAATAAGATCCCTTCAGAATTGAATTATAAAACAATTTATTATAGTTTAGCTGTTTTAGCAGTGTATTTTTTATTTGATAAAAATATTAATAATAATGATTTAACGAATGAAGAAAACTTAAAACCAATCGAAGGCACTAAATTATTTGGATTATTAATTAGATGTTTATATGAAGACCCAGAGAGAAGAACTATTATCTATATTTAAATCATGTACCTTTTTCACGAAGTTATGAAAGGTGTAGCCAAAATAGATTTGTATTTGTATTGGGCTCCACCTTTCATAACTTCGTGAAAAAGGTGGAAAAAGGTGGATTATTATCTTGTATTATGTTATATGTCAATAGTTGCCTTTAAAAAGAAATCTGTAATTCAATATGGTTCAAAAAGATCAGGAAAACCTCCTGGTGGTTATTGGTTGCCACAAGGTCCTTTCGGACATAGCTTAGTATCATTACAAACAGCAATAAATAATCCTGGACCAGTTGGTTTCTCTCTAAACGGACCTCATAGAAACGTAGGATACGTAGGAAAAAGCTCGGCAATGTCTAAAAATGGCACACCTTTTAGAGGTACTCAGCCTTTAGGTTGCGGAGGGCACTTTGGTGCGTATGCTAGACCAGAACCTGTTTACAATTCAAACAGAGTAATAGTTGAAGGTAACCAATGGTTATATGTAAAACCTACTGTGCTTACCACTTATGGAATGTTGGAAAAGAAATACAAATGGATTAAAAATGGGGTTTATCCTAATTATTGGGTTCAACCTAATTATTCTGGAATGCAAACAGATACTAAAAGTCAAGGCATGTATTTACACGAGTTAACAACAGCAAATATGTGTGTATCAGATGTTAATAATTCAGAAAAATATGAAGGATATATTAAGAATTGTGGTCCAACTTTATGTGAAACCACTACAGCAAAATTTAAGTATAATGATATGGCTAGAAATGGACTTTATACAAAGACATTAAAACAACCTGAAACATCTAGCGAACATACATTACGAATTCAAAGAAAATGCGCAAATCCAATTGGCACGCAAAAACCGTTCCCTTATGCTGTTTCTACAGGTACAGGGTTACTAAGTGGAGGAATAAATACTGTAAGCGTAGGAAATGCTTGTAATACATCTGATATATACACCACACCTCCAGATTGGTATATTCAGTCCGCGAGTGGAATTAATTAATATACCTTTATTAATATACCTTTAGAAAAGGTATAACCAAAAATTACTTTTGGATCAATCTTTTTTAAAGGTTGAAAAAAGGTTGAAAAAAGGTTGAAAAAACAACTTAAAAGTATTTATAAATATAAATTATAAATAAAATGTCTGTATTTGATCAAAATAATTTAAACCAAAAGCAAAACTTAAACTTATCCCAAATCCAGTTACAAAACCTAAACTCATTAATGTTATTAAATACATATGATAAATATATGTATCTAAAGCTTTATATTGATGATTCAGATGATTTAAAAAATAAATATATTAACAGCGCAGTAAATCATAATAACAAAATATTAGACCCAAATAATCTTTTTTTAGATGCTGGTTTTGACTTATTTAATCCAAGCGAAAAATCATTTAATGTAAATAATGTACTCACTATAAATAAAATTGATCACAATGTTTGTTGCTCAGCACAAATGGTAACAGATACTAATAAGGTTTATAATACTGGATTTTATATGTATCCTAGGTCAAGTTTGTCAAAAACTAAATTGCGATTAGCTAACTCAACCGGAATTATTGACTCTGGATATAGAGGACATTTAATAGGAATGTTTGATTTACTAGCTTTTCCAAATAAAAAATATGATGTAGAACAATATGATAGATTGCTCCAAATTTGCGCTCCTGGTCTAGTACCTATAGTAGTAGAAATAGTTAACACGTTTGAAGAACTAGGAAATGAGACTGAAAGAGGTGCTGGTGGGTTTGGTTCAACGGGACGTTAAAATATTAAATAAAAAAATATTAAATAAAAAATATTGTATTAAAAATATATAATATAATATAACTATGGTAGGTATGACGATGATGATAATATTAACTGTATCATTATTAATATCATTCGTATGTTGGTTAGAGGAGAGGGCGCTTGATTACTAATGTCTTTAAAAGAAGAAGAACAATGAATATCTATAAGTATTATAATAATTTATAGATATTATTTATGAAAGAGTTTAAAAAAATATTTAATGAAGATAATAAAACATTATTAATTGGACTATTAAGTATATTAATAATTTTTTGGATAATATTATATATAATTCCTGGATTTTTAATTTCTCTCTTTAACACTTTTTTAGGAAACATAATATTATTAATATCTTTGGTTTTAGTTAGCTCACAAGAGCCAAAATATGGAATAGCACTAGCAATAATATTTATAATATTATATAGATTTTCACATTTAAAAGAGGGATTTACATGGTCACAAGAATCTGAACAAAAATTTATTGAACTACAAAATTCTATAAATCCACAAAATGTTTTTGATTTGAAACAAATTAAACAACAAGCTAGCCAAAATGATGTAGATTATTTTCTAAAAAATGGCCAATGGTTTTGGTGTAAAGAAGATGAAGATTTATACAAAGAATTATTAGATCAAAACCCATACGTAAGATTATATTCACGAGACGCAATAAATGACGCAAAAACCAAATATAACCAAACCATTATTAGAGAAATTTTATCATCTCAGTTGGACGCTTTACAACAAAATGAAAATAATAATTCCCAAATTTTGGAAAAAAATAAAGACGACCGTGATGGTCTAGGATCATATTCATTTACTTCTGGTTTAGAGCCAGCAGTATAATATTATTTTATTTTAATAATTATTATTTATATTATTATAATTTACAGTATCCGTATCATTAAAATAATTAAATTTATCTTCTGTATACTTAATAGCTGATAAATAATTTTTAAATTTTACTTTATATTGAAATTCACTATTTTTGAGTGGCACACTAACATAAATGTTATTATTATCTAATTTAATTTCAAAAAACTCCGTTTCGTTTCCTATTTTAGTGTATACAATATGCTCTAATGATCTATTATTAATATTGTTTTTCCAACCATTATGTGCAAATAATTGAGTTAATATTTTAAATTCATTAATAACAATATCATCATCATTTTCTGAGAGCATATTAAGATCAGAGTACATTTGTTTCTTATATATTAAGATAACATAATCTTTAAGTATATTTATTTGATATCTAATAAAAATATATAAATACGTTTAAAATAACTTAAAAATAAGTTTTTAATATTATATATAATGGAGCAAGAAAACGTGTCTGAAAAAAAGGAGATCAAATTGACAGATGTCCAGATTACTGATGAAAATGTGGCTTTGAATGTCATTGTTTCATTTTTAAATTTGGCTCAAAGACGAGGAGTTTTTTCTATTGATGAATCCGCAAAGATCTGGGAATGCGTTAAGAAATTCCAAAAGAATTAATTAATTAAAAATTATTTATATTAAATAATAATAAATATTTATTATTATTTAATTTTATTTAACTTGTTGGGTATATTTTTATTATTGTTTTAAAATTGTTAATAATCTCTCTTTATCAATATTTTCATAATCAAACATGTATGGTTGTAACCAAGCACTCATTTTATGAAGTAATTCTTTAATCGTTATTTTTAAAAATAACGATTTTTTATAATTACCAATTAATCCTTTATCTATTAATATTTTTTCAGGAATAACAAAAAATGTTTTTTTATTATCACAATTTAGCCAATAAAAATCATTATCTCCAATATCATATTGTTTATGATTTTGTTTTCCATTTAATGTGCCATTATTTTTAGATATACAAAATTTATATCTATTTTCTTTATCACAAATTTCAGTAACTTTTTCTTGAATTTTATAATTTCCTATTTTAAAATCATACACTGTTCCCTCTTTATTTTCATACTCAAAATTGATAAAATCAATTTTTTCTTCACGATATTTTCTAAATTCTTTTTCTCTTTGTTGATATATACAATTTGGTGTATCTAATTTTTCAAAATTAAATTTACTTGTATTATAATAATATTCATTTAATCTATCAAAAATAATATCTTTATTAATTTTATAAATATTATACTTAGATTTATAATAACCAATACTAATTTTTTTTTGATTTTCTATAATATTTTCAGGTATTAACCACATATTTTCATCTTCACAACAATAAAATAAAAGTAAACAATTTTTATAAATATTATTAATATGAAAACTATATGTCAAATGTCTAACATTAGTTGTTTTAACTTGAATTCCAACCCATTTATCTTCTGTAATACTTTTTGGTCTAAAAATTAAATCAACAGTACAACCATCAAATGCTTTTATTATTTCAAAATCATTATTAAGATGGTCGCATATATTTTTTATAAAATCATGCTCTTGTTCATTAGTATATATTTTTGATATTTCATTATTATTCATTTTTTCTTTTATATTATTTCCAATTTCTTTCGTTTTACACCTGGGACAAATAATTCCTGTACCACGTGATTTGAAAACATTATAAAATACTATATGATTATGACCACACGATGCTATATAATTTAGCTTATACATAGTTTTTTTCGCTGATTTTAATATTTCGGTATACTCATCTTTTGTGTTTAATAATTTACAATTTCTTTTATTAAACTCTTCTACAACATTTTCATAAATATTAGCCATTCAATAATATATTACATGGGCTGTTATCTTTAAGTTGATTCAAACATTATTAATTGTAAAAGTATTTTAATTTTATAAATTATATAAAATTAAATATTTTCGCTCGCAGCAGGAGTCGAACCTGCGACCTTTCGATTAACAGTCGAATGCTACTAAACCAACTGAGCTATGCGAGCACATAAATAAACCATATTAAAATGTTGTTTCTGAAATATTTCTAGTAGAGGGTATTATTTTTCCTCCTCTATATATTAATATAATACGTCTTTAAGTTGTTTAACGAGTAAACAATTAAATAAAACTAAAACAATATATTTATATATTATATAAAATATGAGAAGTAGAGTGTTTAGAAAAACAAAATTAAGATCTAGAAAAAACAAATATAATAAAAGTAGAAAAAATAGACATAATAAAAGTAGAAAAAATAAAAAATATCAACGAGGAGGAGAAAGTTTTAATTTAAGTTTTAAAGTTGCGTCATCTGGTCCTGTTGTACAAAGACGAACACAAGAGCAAAATATTCTTAATTTTTTAAATGGAAGTGATTTAGTTAGCGACCAAATGCTAAATTCAAACCCTATGCTTATTACTTTATTAACAATATTAAGAAAAATTAAACAAAAGTTACCTCTTACTCCTGATGAAATAGACAAAATTAATAAGTTAATTAAATATTATTGTGAGCCTGGAAAATACGTTTCAGATGTATGTGATAACGCCAAATTGTTAATTGTTTTTGATAAAATGAATAAAGGAGAATCACTTACTGATGTTGAAAATGAATTAAAAAATAAAAAGTCTTCAACAGCTACTATTTTTATTCAAGTATCTGATATGGCTGCTAAATTTAGATAAATGTTATAAATTTGAATTTAAACAATAATTATCATATTAATATAGAATTATGGGATACATATATTTAATTGAAAATAATATTAATGGTAAAAAATATATTGGTCAAACTATACAGAATGATATAAACAAAAGATGGAATAAACATAAACTAGTTAATAAAAGTTTTATCGGTACTTGTTTATATAACGCATATAAAAAATATGGTATTAATAATTTTAATTTTAAAATAATATGTATTTGTTTTGATGAAGATACAAATAAGTTTGAAGAAGAATATGTTAAAAAATATAATACACTGTATCCTAATGGATATAATATGATTGAAGGTGGTAAAAGTAGAAAGTTTACTCCTGTTCTTAAAGAATTAATAAGCTCAAAATTGTCTGGAATTAATCATCCAAATTATGGTAAACATTTAAAAGAAGAAACTAAAAAAAAGTTAAGTGAAGCTCTTAAAGGAAATAAAAACCATAATTTTGGTAAAAGACCTTCAGAAGAAACTATAGCTAAAATAAGAGAAGCAGCTTATAAAAGATATGAAAATAAAGAAATAAAATTTTCTGAAGAAACAAAAGAAAAAATTAGTAATTCATTAATTGAATATTATAAAAATAATTCTTTGATTGAAAAGAAAAAAAATAATATTACTGTTGAACAATATGATCTAGATAATAATCTAATCAATACGTATTATAGTCTTAGTGAAGCAGCGAGATCAGTTAATGTGTCTTCAACTAATATAATTTACGCTTCTAATTCAACATCTACAAATAAAAATAATAAACCTAAAACATGTAAAGGTTATATTTGGAAAAGAATATAATACTAGTATTATTAATAAGTAATTGAATTATTTATTAATATTAGGTCTTACTGGGATTCGAACCCAGGTTGCGAGTTTCAAAGACTCGAGTGCTAAAACCACTACACTATAAGACCACACTTTTTTCTATTTCCATTTAATTTTTATTATTTAAAATTTGATTTTGCTGTACGGAAATAATTGTTTGCATGAGGTGGGATTCGAACCCACGAACAAAATTTGACGAGATCTTAAGTCACGCGCGTTTTTATGGGCTATTTTATTTGGAGCTACTATTATGCGGCTTTATCCAAATAACTATAACTGACCACTTCGCTACCCATGCTCGTTTTTTTGTTTTGCTAGTTTCGTTAAAATATGATTATATTTTGATTGCTGTATGAAACTAAATGTAATGGTTTAATCAACTATTACATATTAATAATAATAATTGTCTTTAAATAGATATTTACAAATAATATAAATACATCATTATTAATATTATATAAATAATGGGATACATTTACAAAATTACTAATACTATAACAAATAAATGCTATATTGGTGAAACCAAACAAAATAACATAGAAGTAAGATGGAAACAGCATAAAAATACAATTAAAAATGGTATTGGATGTCCAGCTCTTAAAGATGCGGTTAAAAAATATGGAATCGTTAATTTTAAATTTGAGATTTTGCTAATATGTTTTGATGAAGATCGTTATAAATATGAAATAGAATATATTAAAAAATACAATTCTAAAGTTCCAAATGGATATAATATTTTAGGTGGTGGACCAGGTGGTGGTTTTGATGGAAAAATACATTCAGAAGAAACAAAAAAACACATAAGTGAAAAAATAAAACAAAAATATATTGATAATCCTAATTTAAAAAGAGAAATATCTGAAAGAAATAAAATAATAATGTATTCAGAAATTATTAAAAATAAAATTAGTGAAGGAATGTTAAATTCTAAAAAATATCAACAAATGATAAAAGATAAAAAAGTTGGAAACATTAATAATATTTTTCATAGTGAAGAGACTAAAAATAAAATTAGAGAAAGCGTTAAAAAATATTATAATGAAAATCGTGATAATGAAAATCGTCATATTAATATAGTTAAACATAGAGAAGCTATGGCTAAATCAGTAGGTATTAAAATTGGTCAATATGATTTAAATAATATATTAATTAGTACATTTATTAGTTATGCTGATGCTTCTAGACAAATAGGAATTTCAAGTAGTACAATCAAAAAGTGTGTAAAAGATAATAAACCCAATAGAGGTTTTATTTGGAAGAAAGAATAAAAGTATTTAAATATTTTATTAAATAAAAATATTTAAATTGCGCAATCTGGGGCTTGAACCCAGGGTCTCCGATTTATAAGAACGGTGATTTAACCAACTAATCTAATCGCGCACAGCATAAATGATCACAACTATTTTAAGGGGACAACCGAGAATCGAACTCGGGACCTTCTGCACCCAAAGCAGAAATCATACCTCTAGACTATTATCCCTTATTGCTAGCTTCAATAAATTTTTCAACAAATTTTGTTTGCTGTATGAAGCCATTTTTAACCTACATATAAAATTAAATTAGTACAAAAAATTTATAATATAATAAATTTATAAAATAATAACTTATCTGGAATCTGGAATCTGGTCCTGCCGCTAGTCCTCCTTCGCTGTCTTTGTCTTGATTTCGCTCCATATTATATGAGCAAAATGTCTTTAAGTTATTTTCTGATTTAAATATATATGCTTTTAACAAAACCATCTTTTTATTCTTTAGTTTTTACTGGGTTTCTAATTTTATTGATAATGATAATTGTGTTTAGTAATATTAATCGCCTGAATCATTTAAGTCCTGAAAAACTTATAAAGGTTATTTCTCTCATTGGTATTCTTATAGGAATTCATGGAATCCAACATTTGGGTTTAGAAGTAGCGTATAATTATAATCCAATGGAGCAATAAATAATAATTTATTTATTGACAATTGTTGCCCTAAAATCTTTTCTACATGATCCACAACGTCTAAATGATCCATCACTGGTTAAAGAATCTGTTTTAGAACTGGAACAAAAAACACAAGTTTGAGAGAATTTTGGAATTTTCATTTGCTTTATAAATTCGCTATGAGTTTGATATCTATATGCGTCACTTATTGGTGTTTGAACTAAATTATGAGTGAAAGAATTGAAATTGCTTGAATTCATTTATATATATACTTTTAGAAAAAGTATAGCAAAATAAAGTATAAAAATATAGCAAAATAAAGTAATAAAATATAGCAAACCAATTTTATTACACTTTACTACACTTTATTTTGCTATACTTTTCATAACTTCGTGAAAAAAGTATATTTATATATATATGAGTTATTTCGATAAATATGTTACTCTTATTGTTTTAATTAAAGTTATATTTGTTATTTTAGCAGTTTCACATTTATATTTTAGTTTTAAAGGGGAAGAAGATTCCAAAAAAGATAAAAAAGTTGTATACTGGAAAGAAAGGGTTGAATTTGTATTTATAGCTTTTATGTCAATTATGTTAATATATTTGTTTAATCCTAGAGCAAATAGAGAGGTACTTCTAGATTTTGAAACTAAATTATTGTTATATGTATTTGGGTTTATTTTATTGATCACCGCAAAATGGGGGAAATTTTTTAAAGAAAACCCATTTTTTAAAAAATTTCAAGAAGCTGTTTAGATAATCTATAATCGGTTTCTTCTGGCTAAATAAGCAGCGGCAGATGTTCCTACCATTCCATAAGCAGTATGAGGTTTATAAATAAAATTTTTGCTATAAGTATAACATAATGTATTGCTACAATTGTTATACTCTTTATTATAAGGAAGTATTACTGTATCAAACATTGTGCTAAAATTGGTTGCTCTATTTAAACGATTTGAAGGATAGGAAGTAACATTACTTGTAGCTGATGACATATATATATATACTTTTTTTATTTAAATTTTTTGCTATACTTTTTTTAAAAGTATATATATTATTTACCACAAGACCCACATCCTGGTCTAACATTATGAATTCGCCCAATAATTGGGCTATTTAAAGCTTGCGCTTTGGGTTTTGGGACTGAAGCTAATTTTGCTTGAAAAGCGGCTATTTGTTTTTTGGAATAATTACCATTATTTAAATTCATAAATATTTGAGCGGGCATATTATTATAAATAATACAAATATTTAAATTTACTCTAAACTTTATAAACAAGTTTTTTAATTAAATTTTTAAATTAAATTAATTGATTGTATTAATTTAATTGATTAATTGATTATTTGATTTTATATTTTTAATATAAAGGATTTGAATCTTCAACAATATTACAAACACACGGAAAATAAATTTTTAATTGATCACACAATTTATCTTCAGTTGATTCATCATCAAATTGAACTGTATATATTTCGGTTATTGAATCAAACTCAATAATTAATGCTCTCACATAATATGGACTATCTCCTTCAGTCGCATAAACATAATCTCCTACTTTAAAAATATCTGTACATGTTATTTCAGGATCTGGATAATATAATGGATTATCATATATTTTCGAATCATCATTTTTATTTGTAATAGGACAATCACAACTACTAACAATACTTGTTTTTGTTATCTTTCCTCCATAAACTGGGAATGCTCTATTAAATGGTATTGGAGCTCCAAAATTTGGAGGAATTATACCTCTCCTTAATGGACCTTTTCCTTTAAGTCTATTTAAATATCTATCATAAGAATTATGCTTTATATCACATCCTACTCCACCAGGAGATTGTGCGCCGGGTCTTGGACCTGTTACTGTATGTCTTGTACTATTAGTTCCATAGGTAGGAACATATGTTTTTTGTACGCTTGGAATAGGTCGGTCACTCATCTGATTCCAGCAAACATTGTGAGTAGCTACTCCTGGTTTTACGTAAGCATTTAATGATCCTAAATTCATTGTATAGAGAGAAGAAGCAACTCTCACCGTGTTTTGAATAAGTTTTTGTCTTTGATATTGATTTGCTGGAGTATTTGAATTTAAGTTTGTATCACAACTTCTGAGTCTGTAATAATATTCATCTTGGGTTTTATTATTTGATGAATATTTATATGGATATTTATGTACAAGTGCTGTTTTAGAATACATATATATATATACTTTTTTAATTTCATTTAAGAAAATTCATTTTCTTAAATGAAATTAAAAAATGAATTTAAAATAAAATTGATTTTTTATTAGTAATTATAAATAATACATACATTAAATAACACAAGAATACAAGAATACAAATTAGATTATGTCTAGATTATGCTGTATATATTGCGGTAAAGATTATAAATTGAGAATTAATTTAGATAAACATTTTGTTTTATGTGAAATTATACATAAAGCAAAAAATAAAGATAAAAATAAAGATAGGGAAACTGAAGAAATTAATGAAGATTTACCTTCACAAAAACAAATGTATAAAATGATTTTAGAATTAGCGTTAAAATATAATAAATTAGAAGAAAAAGTTGAATTAATGAGTAAGTGGGTTGATAAAAAGAAGAAGAAAATTAATGTTTTAGATTGGTTAAATACTAGTTCTAATTTAAAACCTGAATTAATTTTTGATAATTTAGCAGATAGTATGAGTATTTTAGAATCTGATCTGAATATATTATTTAATAGTAATTTTTATGATATGTTAAATGAGATATTTTCAAGAAATATTTATGATAAAAATGAAGAGGAAATTTCATTATTTTCCTTTATTCAAAAAACTAATACTATATATATTTATACAAAACCAGATTCTCAATCTTTGGAAAGTTGCTGGATTGAACTATCTAGAGAAAAACTTGTTTATTTCTTGAATAAAGTTCATTTTAAAGTGTTTAAAGCGTTAGTAGAATGGAATAAATTAAATCAATCCAAAATAAATAATAGTGATCAAATGACTGAGATGTATAATAAAGCCAGTGTTAAATTAATGGGAATTGATTTTAAACATGATTCAACCTTTAGCAAAATTAAATTTAGTATGTATAATAAATTGAAAAAAGATATGAAAGCTCTTATTGAATATGAGTTTGAATTCTAAACTTTACCTTTTAAATATACTTTTTAAAAAAGTTATAACGAAGTTATAACGAAGTTATAACGAAGTATAGAAAAATTATATTATCTTCTTCTACTTTTACCTCTTTTACTATTTTTTTTTGTTCTTCTACTTTTACTATTTTTTTTTGTTCTTCTAATACGTTTATTTCGTCTAGTTTTTCTTTTTCCTCCTGTTACTGGTATTCCATTTGCATTCTGATAATCAACAATTATTTTTGAAGGCGAATCATCATAATCATCCATTAGCTTACAAATATCAAAATATATACCTTCTATTTCTAAAGATTCTAAGAACTGAATTTGTTCGTTGTTAAATCCGCGGTCGAATAAATCTTCTTTCTCTTCTTCATTAAATATTTGAGCCATATTATTATTATACTATAATATGATAATAATTTTTATTTGTGATACTTAGATTTTTTACTTCTTTTCATTTTCATTTTTTTACTTCTTTTCATTTTTTTACTTTTTTTCATTTTTTTACTTCTACTTTTTTTATTTTTACTTGTTCTACTTTTTTTATTTCTTTTATATCCCCCAATACTTTTAGCTTGTGTTACATTTGATGCTGATGATGTAAATTGAATTATCTGTTTTATTGGGTACTGAACTTCATTTTTATAAGCTGTAAAAAAATATAATTTTGATTTTATATTTTCTCTAACATCACTTGTAATTGCGGATTGAGAAACTCCCGCGGTTCTTTGTTGTATAATATAATTTATTGGTTTTGTAATATAATCTTCTTCTGAATAATATGATACACTATCTTGAAATGGATTAATACAAGTTCCAGATATATAACGATCATATAATCCATATTCATTAATTTTAGAATCTGGTAATTTCATATTAAATATATAATAACCCTCTCTATGTATACGTTCTTCTAGTGGAATTACATCTAAAATAAATTTACCAACTTGAAAAATAATATTATTAGTGTCTTCATACAAACTTTCTTCTTTTCTTACCGCAAGTATTTCATAAATTTCAACATGTGCTTGAAAATTATCTAATTGAGTATTATATTCAGTAATTTTATGGTATGAATCTTGTATTAAATTATAATTTTCTTCTAAAAAACTTGATTTTTGAACGAGTGTTTTCAAACTTGGTGGAAAAAGTGTAATGAATCTTTTTTCAATCTCTACACGATTGCGAGGTAAAGATGGTAAACAACTAATTATTCCATTTGGATTAATTCCATCTATATAAGTATAATCATTTTCTATATCTGGATGAGCTCTTAAAAATGCTTTTGGATAAATTTGTTTAACACCTGTTGCGTCTCTTTCTGAAACAAATGGTAATAAATCAAAATTTTCATTAATAAAAATTTGTAAACGAATATCTAATAAAGTTGCTTGAATATAATTATCAAATTTATTAATTCTTTCAATTTTTCCAGGTTGTAGAAAACATAATCTCCACATTCCTAACTCACTAACAGATGTGTATGCCTGGTAATTTTGTATTATTGATGTGGCTAAATTTCGCGATTGAAACATAATTTTCTTTCTATCTTCAAGTAAGCCTTTTGTTTTGTCAAATGAAAATAAATATGCCTTAGAATCCGCTACAGATTTTGAAATTAATGTAAATTGAAAATTGTCTATCGCTATAGAAAATCTATCAGAAGCCATTAATAATATATTATTTTATTTTATTTTATTATATATTATTATATATTATTTTGATATTTCATTAAAAAATTAGTTGATTAAAGGTTTGGATAGCTAGGAGGACCACACAAAATTCCACACTCACCGCACCTTTGAGGATTACCTCTTTGAATAAGAATATATCCCGACATTCCCCATGATGTTCCCCAACTATTTTTTACTTTGTAATAATCGGTACCATCTGACCACGTTCCGTATCCAACCGCCAAAACACCATGATCCAAATTTGTGCCACATGTTCCAGTTAAAACACCACTTTTATAGGATTGAAACGCGGGTTGATTTGCTTGAATAGCAATAGATACTGGTTGTTGAACTAGAGCGGTCATTAAAGCAGAATCTGAATTTTTTGCTACATCCGTGAAGGACTTAGGAGTTACAGCCGTGTTTTTTGAGCACGTTGTGTAACATGTTCCCTTTTGACCAGTAGTTCCAGATGTATAAGGATAACCAGACTCAGTACATAGTCCACCGTTTGACTTTGTCCATGTAAAAGCATTATTCATTAAACCACCATTACAGGCGGAATCAATTGTATCACATGATACTAAATTTTGCTCGGAAAAAGATACAAGAGAACCATACTTGATTTGATAAGCACCTTCAAGAGCTCCTGTCGCGGAAAAAGACCAGCAAGAACCACAGTTACCTTGATCTTTTACACCTGTTACTGCACCTTTTGTAGACCAATCAACACTAACAGGAAGTGCTGTTAGATTTTGGTCTGCCTCAAGAATAGTATCAGCTTCTTCGGTTTCTTCTGATTTAGCATCTAGACCAAGACGAACATATGCTTTAAACTCATCAAAACTCATGTGAGAAAATTGATTATGTCCAAGAGTGTATGTACTATCTTTGTTCTCATTATGTGACTCGATAATATCATCGTTATTGGCAAAATTATTCAACATATTTGCGAAATGGTGTCCATCTTTTATGGTAATATTAAAGTTTGTAAGCCAATTTACAAATTTCTCTTCGTAAAATTCACGATTATGAATATTTTTATTAAATAATTCTCGTCGAAGATTATTTTCATCGCTGTAGACAGAAAAAATTGAAACTAATAAAAGAAAAAGTTTTGACATTTTATATTATTACTTAATATTTTCTTTTTATTATACTTTCAAATAATATTTATAAAAATATTATTTCTAATAAAAATAATATATTTTTATTTACTTCTTACTTCTTACAGAGAGTTCTTAAAAATATTTCTTATTAAAATCTTCTACTGTAATTAACTGTATTCCTAGCTTTTTAGCATCCGTTGCTTTTGTTGTATCTTCTTCTAAATTTTTTACTATAACAAGATATGTATTTTTTGAAACACTTGATCCTAATTTCGCCCCTGCGTTTTTAATTTGTTCTTCTAAGTTTTTATCTCTGAATCCTGTCATAATTAACGTTTTGTTATATAAAGGACCAACATTCAATGCGACATTTGTTCCAAAAGGTTGATTATGAAGTTTATTTTCTAATCCGCACTCTTTTATAAAATTATTAAAAGATTCAATACTTTCTACAAATATTGTTGCTGATTTTTCAGCAATCCCTTTAACTGATAAGATTTTTTGTGTCTTTTGGGTATTTGTTTCTTTTAAAATTAAAATATCTGGATACTCATTCATAATAAGCTCAATCTTCTTTTCACCTAAAGTTCTTCCAAATAAATTTGATGCTGACATTAGAGTAATGAGAGAAGCCGAGGTTGTTTTATCTTTAATTCCATTATAAATTTTATTTGCCATTGTGCTTTTGAATCCTTCTACCTTCAAGAAATCTGAGATCGTCATATTAATTATTTTTGGAACTGTGTCGTATCCTGCTTCCATAATTCTTAAAACATTTCCACTTCCTAACCCTTCCACTTCAATACCTTTAAAGAACCCAGTAATATTCTTCTCTCTAACTGTGATATCTTGATCCATATTTTCAAGAATAATATCCACATTTGTGGAATTCCATTTATAAGCTACATCCGGCATTTTTGGTGCTGACGCAGGGGTGGTTATGTTCAAAATATGCGGAATTACATCTCCACTTCTAACTATTTGAATTACTGCTCCAATTCCTATCTTGTTATTTTGTATAAAAGCACCATTAAATCCTGTAGCATATTCTATTGTTACACCACCTAAATTAATTGGTAAAATTTGTACTCGGGGTTTTAAATATCCATCTTTACTAGGACTCCAAATAACATCTACTACACTGGCTTCTGCTAATTGATCAGAGAGAACCATTTTAAACGCAAATGCGTGCTCTGGATTTCCTATTTTTCTCTCATGAACTTTATTATTAGTTACAATTATTCCATCAATTTCATATTCATACAATCTTCTATTGTCTATCAAGAGTTGCGACAATAACTCGTTTGAAATATTTGGTTCTAATCTATTAAAAACACATTTAGTTTTTAAAGTGTTTAATAAAAATTCCATTTGTTCTTTCGGATTTAAAATAGGTTTAATTACCTCATATGCTACAAAATCAACATCTGTGATTTTATTTTTATCAACTGCTTTATGATTTATTATTCCAACAACCATATTTCTTGGATTCGCAAATTCGTTTTTATATTTTGTTTCAAATACATTTTTTTTAATTATGAATTCACCTCTAATTACTATTCCTTTGTTTTTTGGTAAATTTAAATATGGGATTAAATAACTTACATCTTGTCCGACTTTTCCATCTCCTCTAGTGTATAATTTTGGGGTTTGATCTTCTGTTGTATAAAGTCCACTTACTCCATCTAATTTACATGATAATACATAAGGTCCTTGAAACTTTTTAGTCCATGATAATAAAATATTAGTATCAGGTTTTATTTTATCCATTGAACCCATTTGATAAGGAAGAATTGCTTTATTTTTATTTTGTTCTACTGGTGCGCCTACTTCTTTGGACCAAGAAGAATAAGCTAATGGTTCTGTTAGTTCAAAATAATCCTTAATAATATCATATTCGGCATCGGTTAGCAAAGGGGATTGATTATGATATGCTTTGGTTAGCTCTCTTAAAATACGAGTAAAATTATCAGCACTTAGTGTTTTTAACGCATTTGTACCAGTTTTTTTAAAATTATTTATTATTTGTTGAAAATTTATTAATGGATCAAAATTTATTAATGGATCAAAATTTATTAATGGATCAAAATTTATTAATGGATCAAAATTTATTAATGGATCAAAATTTATTTTTATATCTTCAATAATTAATTTCTTTTTTAGTGCTTTTTTTTCAGCGATTTGATTTGTTTGAGGTAGGAGTTGAGCTTGAGGTTGGATAAGTTTAAAGGCACGCCCATCCACCCGTTCCCAAGGCTCTCTGTATTCCATATTTAAAAACTTGAATATATCTTGTTCTGATTTAAAATTGTGGTTTACCTTTTCTTTTTGTTCGTTTAATTTTTTCTTATTTTCCATTTTATAAAGTCCATGTTCATTCATTGTTAGCCCCATTGTAAGTGCTTGGCTTCTCATAATTGTATTAAAAATTTTGCTTCCAGTAAAATATAAAATAGAAAATGGATATTCTTCTTGGGTTGTATACAAGAAATCTACACGTCTTGCTACTGCGCCAGGATTTATTTTTGTTATAACAAGACATTTTGATGGACCTCTAGAAAGAACTTCTATTATAACTTTTTGTTTAATTAATGTATCAATAAAATGTGTGAAAGTTTGGCTTGATTCTGATGTAATAATAATATCAATATCTCCTGAATCTGCTGCTCGGCGGCGATAAGAGCCGACTATTTCATAACTTGCGTTTTTCAAGAAAATACTTTTGAATAATGTATTATAATTTTCTATTTCTGAACGAGGTATGCGTTTTAAAATATCTTCATAATATTTAAGACCTACTTTTTGAGTTTCATTTAATAATTGATTTTGGTTGGATCTTAATTGATCAATTGTCGTTATTCCTTGTTCTACTAATTCTTGAGCTTTTTTGGGGCCAATTCCATATACATCAGATAAAATATTTACTGGATTATTTTTCTCTCTTTCTATTATTTTTAGAGTACCTGTAGTAATGAATTCTTCCAACTTTTCTAATATAGCTGGTCCAATATTAGGTTTGCCTTTTAATTCATTTATACTTGTAATATCATTTGATTCCATCATAATAAATTCTTGGGCTTTTTGATAAGCTCTGGCACGAAAAGTTTCTCCTTGTTTTAACATTATCTTTGATAATGCTTCCAGAATTTCAATAAATTTTTCATTATAACGACTCATTTTGCTATAGGTTTGATTTGACATTTAATATGATTATTTTTTTATCTTTAAATATATTTATTATTATAGATATCCACTTTAAAAAAGTGGAGCAAAAAATAAAAAAAATAAAAAAAGGGATTACCTTCCACATTAGTAGAAGATTTTACGTTGTATAAAACAACCCTTTAATTATTATGGCATAATTAATTACTTAATTTTTTAAACTACAATCTATAAAACTACAATCTATAAAACTACAATCTATAAAACTACAAACTACAATCTATAACCTACAATTTAATAACCACAAACATTTTTTCTTAATTCTTGCTTCAGTCTTCTATTTTGATCCAGCAGTGATCTGATTCTTTCGTCGGCTTGAATAAGCAATCTGTGACCTTCAATACCATTATAATTGACATTGTCAATTTCTTTAAAGAAAGCATTTTCTTTTTCCACTTCAATGTCATCAATTTCTTTACATACCGCTTCATATTCTAGAAATTGATATTCTTCTTTGTCTTGATAAAGGTCCAAAACTTCGTCTTCAACTTCCATTTTTGCGTGTGTTGCTGATGATAATGCTGCCAGTTGATTCTCGTATTCGGTGTTCTGAATGAACAATGATTTCTTCGGTGAAATATTTTCATTTACAATCCAATACCATGGATCATCATAAACTAGAAGTGATTCCTTTGCGTCACTTCTAATCTTTTCCTGGAAATGTCTTGCGGATATGTTGTCAAACCAATAATCAATATGAATATAAGCTGAATTGTACGGCTTTCCGTCTTTTCCAATCTTGGAAACAAAATCAATTCCACTTATTCTTGCCAAGTTCAGCTTCTCGAATAACTGAGCAATTCTTTTCTTATTAATATTAGGAAACACGTGCGCAATATATAAACTCTCAATCTCAATTGAGAACTCAAAAGGAGTAGTAATATTTTGCATCATTTTCTTATTTGAGGATTCTTTCTTTAAAACTTTGTAGTAACTTTATAATATTTGTACTCTAATTTATAAAAATAAAAAGTATTTCAATTTTTTTATTTTTATATACAAAAATTAATTTACTAATTTTTTATTTATATTTATTTATTTTTTATTTTTATTTTTTATTTATTTTACTCTTCTTTTGTTTTCTAGAGTATTTTCTACTGTATGAAAAAGATTTCTTTTTCTTCTTAGATTTCTTTTTTTGTTTTCTACCACCTAGTTGAAGAGTCATAAAATCATGTAAATCAGAGTCTAATCTAAATCCAAATTTTTTATAATAATTAACCGCAGTTTCAGAAGCAACTAAACTTATTGTTCTCATTCCTTTTCTTCTACTTACATCAATAAGACTTTGTAATAATATTTTACCTCCACCAGAGTTAGTTATTTGATTACTACATAAAATAAAAATATCTATTTCGTATTTTTTATAGATTCTTCATCATAATCATCATCATTTTCCTCGTAATTAAATATAAGTATCGCTTGTATATCATCGGCATTTTGAATTTCTTCAATAGAATCTTTATTTGATAAAATTAAAATAGTATCACCGCCCATAGAATGTCCAGCTATCATTGCTGTATTAATACCTTGTGATTTACCGGTTGAATCAAATTTTTTACAAAATGTTGCGCCACTTGAATCCTTTGCTTTTAAAATTAAATTAAGAATTCTTTTAAATTCTTCTAATGAAAAAATATTGTATCCATATGCGTCAATTAATTCAGTTTCAATTACATTATGTAAATCATTTTTATAATCTGGTTTTTTTAAACAAATAAATAATCCCATTATATTAATATAGATTATAAAAATTATAAATTATAAATTATAAAAATAAACAAATAAATAAATAAAAAATTAGTAAATTAATTTTTGTATATAAAAATAAAAAAATTGAAATACTTTTTATTTTTATAAATTAGAGTACAATTATAAAGCTTTATAAATTTAAAATTTACAAACAAACTTCAACCGCAAACCTCAAATAAGAAAATGATGAACGCAATTGAGATTATTGAGTGCCCTATCTGTATGGACCAGATTGAGATGGCAAAAAATCGGGTTACTACTGAATGTGGTCATTGCTTTCATGCCAGTTGTCTAATGACAAATGTTGCGCATAATGGGTTTGGGTGCCCTTATTGCCGAACTGCTATGACCGCCGAAGTAGCTAATTCTGAAAATAGTGACGAGGATTATGACGAGATTTCATTTAATTCTGAAGAAGGACCTGATTATAATGATCATGTTCTTAGAGGAGCTAGATGGATGTTCCAGCGTGCGGAAGGCGAAGAGGTTGATGATTCTGATGAGTCCGAATCTGAGTCTGATGATGAAGAAGCAGAAAGAGTTGAAGTTCATCCTAGACCAACAGTTGATTATATCGTTGAAAAATTAGTTGAGCGTGGCGTTTCTATGGAAGACTTGGTTAAGTCTATTCTTCTAAGAGATCACGATGAATATCAATTTCACGATGAGTTTGAAAGAGGAGATGGTGAATTGTTTGGTAAACTCAGAGTAATCATTTCAAACTTTCGTCCTCAAGCGCCAGCTTCTGTTGTTGCCTTAGAACCTGTTGTCGCCTTAGAACCTGTTGTCGCCTTAGAACCTGTTGTTTTAGTACCTGTTTTAGAAGAAGGAGAAGTTGAAGAAGGAAACGATGCTTTAACATCTTTTCAACGATTTAATCAGTATTGCGATTCTTATTACCAAAGAAAAAGAGAATCTCATTACGAAAAAATGGATTTATTACTTGAAATGAGTTCTAAATTTGAAAAAATGGAAGAAGATGACGACATTCCTCCTCCTATCAAACAAATGGTTCCTTTTCAAATGAAAGGATCTTGCTGTTTTTAAGTATTATACAAAGAAAATAAGAAAAAAAAAGAAAAAAAGAAAAAAAAAGAAAAAAAAAATATATTTTATCAACTAATCAACTAATTATTTGTATTTATAGGTTTTATTACGGATTTGTAAAGGTAAGCATTATTTATTATTATTATATTATATTTAACTCTGTACTAACTTCTTCTTTTTTTTCTTTTTCTTTTTCTTTTTCTTTTTCTTTTTCTTTTTCTTTTTCTTTTTCTTGGTTTTGAAATAATGTTAACAATTCATAATATTCCTTTACTTTTTTATTTATTTTTATTCTTCCTGCATCAAATGATGTCAAATATAACCCATGTAATGATTTTACTCTTGAAAGCGCTACATATGTTTGACCACATTCAAATATACCACTTCCAACATCTATTTCTGCTGTATCTAGAGTCGCCCCTTGTGATTTATGAATCGTTAGCGCCCATGCCAAAATTAACGGCACTTGAGAAACTCCTATTCCTGGAATATTTTCACTTGACCAAATATGCCTACTCATTACCATCTCAATACCATTATTGTATTTTACAATTGGCAAATTTGTAGCTGGACAAAACTTTGTAATAATTCCTTGACTTCCATTACATATCATCTCTTCATTCGGCATTTGAATATTTATTATACACATTACTTGTGCTCCTACTTTTAATTTTATATTTTTATCACATATCAAATTTGCTGTTAAATAATCTAAATCTGTTTGAATATCTTCTCTTGTATATTGTAGTCTCAATTGTTTTTCTTCCGATGTCATTTCTACATCTAATACCTGCTTGATAATGTATTCTTTTTCTTCTGTATCTAGCGCACACATTTTTGAATTATTTATATATTCTACCTTGTTCTTTGTAGGGAAAAGCTTTGTTGGCTCTACTACTAGATTTTCATCGGCTTCTCTGCCTACATATTGTAAGAGAAGTTCATTTGATTTCTTTTTTATTTTGCCTTCACGGATCTGGTTTAAAATGGTTGAATAAGTTTCATCTGATTGCCTGAATATTTTTATTAGTTGAATTTGACAATCTTGTTTGAAAATGGTATTCCAATTGTCGCTTTCAAAACAAAAACGCTGAGTATCTGGGTCATCATTGCTTTTTATTGGTGGCAACTGATAAAAATCACCCGAAAATATTAATTGAATCCCTCCAAATGGTCTTGGGTTTTTTCTTATTGCTTTTCCAATTTCATTTAACATGTCAAATAATTTTAGGGATAACATACTTACTTCATCTACTATTAGTACATCTGTATTTTGCCAGATCTGCTTTTTATATCTACTCCCTTGGATTTTTTTTATGTTTTGATCTATTGTGCCATTTCCTAATCCGACGCCAGACCATGAATGGAGCGTTTTTGCTTTACAATTCAATAAAACTGCCGCGCAACCAGTAAGGGCGCAAACTTGAATTGATTTTTTACAATGCTCTTTTATTTTTCTTATTAGAGCGGATTTTCCTGAGCCTCCTGGTCCTGTGATAAATATATTATAACCTTTAACATATTTATCAAATGATATTTGTTGTTCTTTTGAAAGTTCCATTTTTTAAAGTGGTTGATTATTATAATTATTGATTTGTCTTTATTATGGTTTTATAAATCAATTTTTTTATCAACCTTTCAGAAAGGTTGAGCCAAACTTTATCAACCTTTCATAACTTTGTGAAAAAAGTGGAGCAAAACTTTTATATTAAGAATTTGGATCAACCTTTTTTAAAGGTTGAATTTTTTTATACTTTCTTTTAATTCCTTGATCTCCTTTATCAATATACCTATTAAACCTATATAATTTATAGATTGATTTTCTTCACCATCTTTTTCTCCTTTTACTAAGAATGGATAATATTCTTGTAGTTCATGAGCTATTAAACCTATATCTTGTTTTCCTGATATTTTATTTGTATATATTACTGGTCTTAGATTATCCACTGTAAATACTGGTAAAAAATCAATTGACGCAACATTTTCTTTTATACGATAATCTGATGTAGTTGTAAACGAAGTAGAACTTGTATTTCCTATTATATTTACATTACCACTAACATCTAAGGCAACGGTTGGACCTGTTAGACCAATACCTACGTAATACGAAGTTGAACTTGGAGCTAAACCAGTTGGACCATATAGTGTCCAATAAGGGGTACCTGTTGGACCTTGTAAACCTTGGTCTCCTGTTGGACCTGTATCGCCTGTTGATCCTATTGTGCCTTGTAACCCTGTTGGCCCTGTAGGACCTGTTGGTCCTGTATCTCCTGTTGGTCCTGCTGAACCTCCGTCAACAATGTTAGATATTATTCCATTTGGACCAAAAGTAATAGTTGGATTTGTAAAAGGACCTGTTGGACCAGTCCATCCTGTGTATGCGCTCGATTGTGTGGTTGAATTAGTAAATTTTAATGAACCATATGGAATATATACTTCTGTTACACTTGAACCTCCTAACACTATTTGGTAATCTTTGGTTATTTTTGCGTTGTATCCAATAGCGGTTGAATTAGTCAAATTATTACCAGAACAATCCGCTAGATAACCAATATATGTGTTATTTAAACCAGTTGTATTATTATATCCTGAATAATACCCAATACATGTATTATAATCACCAGATGTATTTGTTAATAATGATTGATACCCAATTGCTGTATTACCTTTACCAGAGGTATTTAAATTTAACGCACCACTTCCAATTACTGTATTATTTGAACCAGTTGTAGTTTGTAAAGTATAAGCACCAATTGCTGTATTATATGAACATAACGTGGCGGATGTCATTGACAAAAAACCAATTGATGTATTTTGTGTTCCATCTGTATTAAATTTTAATGATTCATTGCCAATTGCTATATTACCGTCACCAGTTGCGTTTGAATATAATGCGTTATTACCTATAGCTGTATTATGATCACCAGTTATATTAAAATGTAATGCATAATATCCATGTGCATTATTATAATTACCAGATGTATTTGAATATAACACATTATATCCATTTGCCGTATTATAATAACCAGTTGTATTATTAGCCAAAGCACTCAACCCAATTGCTGTATTATTTATACCCTCTGTATTTTTATTCAAAGCATTAAATCCAATTGCTGTATTATTTATACCAATTGTATTACTTTGTAATGCTTGATAACCTACAGCTGTATTTGTTGATACATTACCTAAACCTCTACCAACTGTTAATGTATTTATTGTTGCGTCTTGATTTGAAACTATGTTTCCTGATACATCTAGCGTGGCGGTTGGACCTGTTTTACCAATACCTACGTAATACGAAGTTGAACTTGGAGCTAAACCAGTTGGACCATATAGTGTCCAATAAGGGGTACCTGTTGGGCCTGTTGTGCCTGTTGTGCCTTGTGGACCTGTTGGCCCTGTATCACCTGTTGGACCTTGTGACGCAAATGTTGTTTGAAGAAAACTATACCCTTTACCATCTAAATATTCATAATTTACATAACCATAAGTACCTCCTAAAAATGCGGAAAATCTTATTGTTAATATTATTTGATCTGATGAATTTACAAGTGTAAATGGTGAACCAACTGCGGATAATACAGTTGCTATTGGCGAAGTAGCATCAGTTTCAACAAGATAATTAGTTGAAACAGCAAAATTTGTAGGTGAAGTATTACTAGTTGTTAGCTCAAATGATACATAAAATTTTTCACCTGGATTTGGAACATAAGCATATAAATACAAATTATAAATTCCACCTGAAATTGATTTTGGATATAATATTCCAAGATCTAATGCTGTTTCAAATACTTGTGCTGAACTATCATAATATATTTGGGTTGAACCAGGATTTAAACTTTGAGTTTGTGATAATAAAGGTACACCTGGTGTATTTGATGATTGAGAATAATTCAAATAAAATGGTGTTCCTCCATTACCTCCAGCTTCTCCTTGTGGCCCTGTTGGACCTGTTGGACCTGGTGACCCTGTTGGACCTTGTGGACCTTGTGGTCCTGTTGGACCTTGTGGACCTTGTGGACCTTGTGATCCATCTCCACCACTAGGAAATAATGGTTTAGAAAATCCCATCGTATATATATACATTAATGTAATAAAATCTAAATATTTACTAATTTATACTTTAAAAAAATTCAGCGAAGCAAGAGCAAAATTTTATTATACTTTAAATTACTTTAAAAACTTGATTCTACAGTTTCCATTCTTTCTTTCAATTCTTGTATTTCTTTAACTAAAAGCGCTATTAAACCTATATAATTCACAGATTGATTTTCTGGTCCATCTTTTTCTCCAGATACTAAGAATGGATATTTTTCTTGTAATTCGTGAGCTATAAAACCCATGTCTTGTTTTCCAGATAAAATATTTTTATACGTAATAGTAGTATTTAATTTATTATCAACCTTTTATAATATTATTAACCTTTATACATAATATAATATAAAGCATAATACGGGGGTCTATTTTCATGAGCCGCTCCCCCACCAACAGATGTTTCTGATATGTCGGCAGAAGCAACACTTGTTTGTGTGGATGTGTATGTATTAGAACCTCTATAATCATCGCTGCCTGTTGCTCTTTTTTCGCCTGACTTATCAAAATTATGTTGATGTCCTAAATCCTTTACACTATGTGTATGCGCTGGTATTTCATTGGTTGTTAATGTTACTTCATTAGCACCTCCTGTAGCACCTAAACTATATGAACTACCAGCACCCACAATAAATCTATTACGTAAATCTATTGTTCCATTAGCACCATCACAAATATACCAACCAGAAGGAATAGTTGATGAGCTCCACATAATTATTGCGCCTATAGGCATAGCATTCTTCCATATTGGCTTACCACTCCCGTCGCTAACTAAAACATGTCCATCTGTTCCAACATCAGTAAAACTAGTATTACCATTTCCTGATTGATAAGGTATTTTACCTAAGTCTCCACCAGAAATATGTGTTGCGCTTGTCGCATTACCTGAAAAAGAAGTAGCCTTAATAGTTCCAATAACATCTA